AAACTCTTCTTCAGAATCATCTTTGTAAGGAACAAAATTTTGTTTACTATTTTTTGGTTCTGATGAATCTTCACCTTCAGAATCATCGGCATTGCGCCAGTCGCCATGACTCGATTGGTCATGGTCGCCGTGCTTCTCAAGAATTACTTTTTTTTTAGTGTTGAAACTTTGTGTCCAACTTTAGTATCTGTTGGCTTTCCATCACGATAAAGAGTGATTAGCGCCGCAGGGTCATCTTCTGAGCCTTCAATTTCAAACGATGAATCAGGAACATTGATTTTTCCTGAGCGTTCAATTCTTAAAATTTTACCTTCGGCTGTTCCGCCTGAAGCGTTCCATGAAACCATATCTCCAACTGAAATATTTTTCTCAAATGCTATTACTTTACTTTCTACTGCTTTGTTAATCTCAGCGCCCATCAAGCGCATTGCTCGCATAACAGTTGATTTTGCGTATCCGCTAAGTCCTTTGAAACCAAACTTTTTTACATCTTCTTCAATCATCTTAAATTCATCTTCGTCCATACCAGCCAAAGGTCCCTTGCGAAGTTCCGCTAACATTCGTGAATCTTTTTTCATACAGTCTCTTTCTTCTTAGGCTTCCTCTTTGATGGTGACATTATTGTATCAACATGAACATCCGACACAGTTGGGTCGTTCTTTTCTAAGTCTATATCAACGAATAAACGCTCTGCTTTGCCACCGATTGAATATCCACCAATCTTTCCTTCTGTAACCATTTCCCAAGCCCAAGGTTCCCAAATAACTCCAAGGAAAACTGTATTAGGTGGGTAAGTATGTTGTGTTTCTTTTCCGTCAGGACTTGTAATTGGAACTGTTAGTGCATGAGGAAATGTCATAACCTCTACCCATTCTCCAGCAACTACATCACGGTTATGTTGTAAACGGATACGGCGGTCATTGCTTTTTACATAATCCCAAACTGCCCTTTGTAATTCATCTGAATCTGTCCACTCTCCATGAGCATCTTCCATATCAGGGATATACATTGCTCCAAGTGTGTAACGCTTATCGCCTTCGGCTTTTTGTAAGTCGAACTTACCTAGAGACTTTGTAGCATCTTCGGTAAATACATCAGGAAAAATTTGACGGGCTACATCCTCAGTAACTTCTTGGAATTCGCCTTCGCCTTGAGTCAGATAGCGAACCACATCGGCATCAGGGTTATCCACCCAAGATTTCTTTCGTATGTCCCATCTGTCCTCAGTAATGGTCGTATCGCCTACCTCAAAACGATAAATGTTTATCGCTTCGTTGTTTGCGCCTAGTTTTGCAAAATACCGCATACGGCTATACCTCCTCTCGTTATTGTCCACATTATATCAACCCCCGTTGATTTTACCAAACCTGCTTGTTGGGCGGTCTCAAAAGTCTGCGTGACAAGCGTTCCAATGGTCAATAGTTTGCCCATGTTGGCTGGTCTAGGGATTGCTTGAGCCTTGCTAACCATGGAATCCCATAGAGACTTACGCTCTGTGTTGTCTTTAGATACACGATACTTTTCATAGTCATCGTGTAAATCTTTCTCTTTAATTTTGTGTGAAGTAGGAGTGTGAAGTTGTAATTCAACTTTAACCCCGTCTTTACTAATTTTGATGTTAGTGCCGTCATAAGGGTCACCTGCTTGCCAAAAGTTTTTAACTGATTCAACTTTCCAACCAGTTTCTTCAACAGCCTTAACTGTTTTTTCTAAACCGTCTGTGTAGTTATTTTCATCGACATTGAGTGTGTAACGGACAGCATCGGAAATTGCGTTAGCCGCTTTCTCTCTATCTCCACCATGGTCTTTTTCGGCATCTTGGTCAATCTTGCGAGCAAGAGAATCTGTGGACTTCAATCTTTGTTCAAGAGAACTCTTACCATCTAACTCAGCAAAATCAGCATCAATAGATTTAGCAATACCTTCCATTAAAGATGTAACTACTGGCTCAACAGCCTCAGCGTCTCTTCTGATTCTTTCGGCTTGTTTAACTGCTTCAGGACTTCGCTCTGATGATGCGGGTTTGTCAGGAGCCATAGCGGTACGACCAGTCGAACCTTTATCTTCTCCACCGCCACCTCCATGAGCCCAATTTCCGTGGACACTTTGGTCCTCATGCCCTTCGTGTTTCTCCATTGCATTTTCATATCTATCCACCATCGATTCTGCCCAAGCGAATCCAGCGTCTCCGCCCCAAGCGTCCCATGACACCCGACCAGCGCTAGGGAATCCTTTTTCACCACGATTGAATCCAAGGGCTTGCCCATCAACTTTGTGTCGAGAAAAAAATGATTTCATTCTCTTCAAAGTGTCGATGCTTATGTTTTCTCCGCGGGCTAATTGACCAGCGCGAGTTCTGCCAACTGAAGTAAACCCGCCTCCTGCAAGTCCGTTGTCAATCCACTCGATTGCTCGTTGCGCCGCTTCTCTAACTGACTTCGGTGGCTTGTAAGATTCTTCGGCTTTGAAAAATTCAATCTGCTTTAAGCGCTCTTCAGCCTCTTCTTTAGAATCATAACTTCCAAAACTTCTAGTTCCTGCCTCGTTGTAAACAATCCATTTTCCTTCTTCTTGAGCAATCCTTTTTTCAACAGCCTCAACTCGCATTTGGTAACCATCAATAGTCAAAAAAGTTTTAATGTTGGCTGTTGTTTCTCCTGTGGTTTTTATGACATCGAGGATGGTCTCGGCTGGTAATCCGTTAAGGCTGGTTAGGTCTACATTGTCGATTGAATCAATCAAAATTTCGTATCTATCCCAATCATCCTTTGGGCGTTCCATCTTGCGTCTAGCCATTTCGTTGAGAACGGTGTGGTGAACCTCGATTTCAGCCGAGGTTGGAGACGCTGATTTATGAACATTCGTATGGAGCGCGAGTAGTTCCTCAGCGCTTAGATGAATTAGTTTGGGTGCAATATCCGCCATGTTCTAAGAGTAGCGGATGGTATTACTACTCGGGTTTATTTCCTTGAAGTATGGTTGAAATTTCATCCATAATCTTTAATTCGTCCTCGTTAGAGGCACCAGTATCAGAGGTGAACTCAACCTTTTCAGACCATTTGGAATAAGCCTCTTGGATAGCCTTTTGTGTCTCTCGTCTGCTCATAACCTAATTATACCCTAGTTTAGTTCTTTTTTGTAGGTGCTGGTTTTTCACGGGCTGTTCCGTCATAAATTAAGCCATCTCCATCAAGGTCAATAGGTCCTTGAAGAAGTTTTTGACCTTCAGCAGTCAATGACTTTGTATATTTCATTCTTAAGTCATACATCAATTCTTTTCCAGCCCAAGTTCCAGTCGCCTCTGCTTTTTCTTTTGAATATCCTATGTTTGCAAAATGAGCGGGTAATGGAAAATCATCTTCTTTCAAATCTTTAACTGAACCAAAAGCAGGATATTTGTATCCACTTTCATCTTCAAAATAAGGGGAATAATCATTTGTTGCTCTTGACATTAAAGAATCAAACTCGGCTCTTTCAGGGGAGCCTTTGGCAAACCATCCACTCTCATCTTCATCCATAGAGGCAACTTTTTGAGAGATGTTATCTAAGTTTTCTTGCACTCTGTCAGGCTTCCAGTCATAACCCGCTCTTGCCCAATGGCGAGCGCCATCCCACGCAGTTCCAACTTCAATGTAGCCAAATCCTTTAGCGGTATACCAAGCCTCTGATTGTTCAATAAATGCTTTGCCAAAACCTGTACCTATATGGTCCTCGTCTAGGCGTAAGACTGCGTGTTCAACATTCCAAACTCCGTCTTTTTGAAAAAATCTGCGCTCAAATTCTCCAGCCAAATTTCCTTCTCCATCAATAACATCTCCTCTAATGTAAATGTTGTAGCCGTCGGCACTAACATCATTAACATTCGCACTAAGAGTTATTTCTTCTCCATTGATGTTTGTTCCAGTATGGCTTACACCAAAAACATCTTGCAATGCGTACATCGCTGATTCGGTGTCGGGAACATCTCCATCGCTTGCTTGAAGGTATTCGTCTAGGGTTTCACTATTAGACTCTACATAGGTAGCAACCATTTCATTTTGTACATTTTCATAGATAGTTGCTTTTTCTTGTTCTGTGTATTCGTGATTAGGAAATTCTTCTTGAAGGTTTTTTAGACGATATGCAACTAATTCATCAATACCTGAAGTCGCATCCGCATAAAGGTCAGAATCGTTTTCTACGACAAGAGTTTTATCTTCGTCGGTATATTCTTTTTTGCCTTTTAATAAAGTATTTAATTCATCGATTGATGGACCAACTTTATCCATTGCTTCAATACGAGATATTTCATCAGCCGTATAGCCTCTAGCCCAGTTACCGTGTTCGGACTGGTCATGCTCACCGTGTTTTAGTACGGGTTTCAAACCATAATCAAAGTAAATTACTTTGAGGGTTTTGCTAACTTTGCCCAAATCTCTTTGGCGTAAGCGTCTATCTGCTCGTCCGTCATGTTCGACATATCGGGCAGTTGTACCGCTTCGAGTTTTTTCGATGCCACCTGTTCCTCCTGTTTCTATTTCTTTGAAATTTGCTACATCCCAAATTGAGATTTGGTCGCGTTCACGACCCCGAGAGATAGCCTCTCCCTCGTCCTTAATGTTTTCTGATACATCAAGGTAGACCTGTCCATCGTTCGTATTATGCCATAACCCTAGGTAGTTATTCGAATTATTGAACTCAGATTTATGTTGTTTCATGTAGGAGGAGAGAATCTCAGCGCCTTTAGCCTCATCAAAAAAGTCATCAGCCTTAACTATTGCCGCAAACTTCTTACCCTTGGCGACCATAAAGCCCTTAGTAGGCTCAGAACCGTCCTTGAGGCTTACTGAGAGACCGCCATTCTCTTTAACCCTTTCAAGGGTTGAGCGAACAATCTCAGGGGCTACTTGGACTCCCTGCGCCCATGAGCCGTGAGAACTTTGGTCGTGGTCGCCATGTTTTTCCATTTTTTCAAAAAACTCTTCGACTGTTCCATCATCAAGAAGGTATTCGATATAAGCCTTTTGTTCTTTAGCGGAAAAGTCACGAATCAATCGAGCATATTGTTGAGATTTAAGTGCTGAACTCATTGCTCCTCCACCGCCTGTACTGCAACTGTAAGCATTGACCTATCTAAAATAACATAAATTCCTGATTTATTTGATTGAACTGCACTAGCCTCATAGTATTGATAACCTTTTGCCGCAAGCGCCCGACCAATATCATTTTTATGGTTTCGGCTTCCCCCATAATGTAATTCTTTCATAGTTTCTTTTACAACTTCTGTTGTAGGTTTTTTTGCCGAATAAGGAATTGCAAAAGCCATTGTTTTACCATTCCCTAATTTTCCATTTTCTTTTTCAACTACATTTGCATAACTGACTGCTTCTTCAAGATTTGTTGCCGCGTAGGTTCCATTTCCAAAAGAACCCCACCCTGCATGATAATCTCCCTCACGAAAATCTTTAAGAGCCTGTTCAGCAGAATAAGTAATATCGGCATCTGTGTAGTCTGCTTCGTAGTCATGTTGAACGGTTGAATAATTACTTATTCCTCTATAAGCAATAAAAGAATTATTTTTTTTAGCAAATTCTTGTAATTCTTTTATAGTTTCAACCGTTTTTGGTTTGCCAGTAAAACCTTGATATTCAGCGATAATTTCTAAAGCGTTATCGGCATAACCCCTACCAGCACTTATGTCTTTTCTATCCATATCATCAATTTTTTCTATTATTTCTTTTTTAGGCAAGAAATTTTTATCATAAAATAATTTAGTCATTTGATTAGTAATATCAACTCCAGCGCCACCAGTAGCCCATGCACCATGGCTAGATTGGTCATGGTCGCCGTGTTTTAGAACTGGCTTATATCCAAGAGGAAATGCGATTGTGATACTCATGAGCGTCTCTCAGGTGGAATGATTACCATGGTGCAACGGCAATTAGGGTGGACTCTGCCTGGAGTTTCATCACCGCTAGAAAATGTTCCGTCCCAAGGAACTATCTCGCCATCTAATTCAGAACAAATATCGCAGGTGCGTTCATCTTGAGCAATAATCCACATCTTTTGTGATTCAACATCTACATAGCCTTGTTCCGCCGCTTGGTTCCATCCTTCTTGGCGTCCCTCATTTTGGGCAATCTGAATCTCTGTTCGAGCAATCATTGTTGCTCTTTTGCTCTTAAGAGAATCTGAATAACGGGTAGAGCGTTCTATTGCTTGAGCGCGAGCAGTTGCTTCCTTTACTCCGTTTTTAATTAAACGGGCATACTCTTTTTTTTCAAAGTTAGTTACCGCATCAGCGTATCTTGGGTGTAGTCCTACAACACTTTTAATTCTTCGGGCTGTTGCTCTGTAATCCAATCCCTCATTAAAAGCGTCAATAATTGCTTTGCGAACTGAGAGACGGGTTAAAGCATCAATCGAGGTTACAAGTTCTCCAGCACGGCGTTGAGCAAAGGCTAAAGAGTTTGGGTTTGTTTTATTAAAGGACATAGTAAATTCAACTTTAGGTGGTTTAGGTTGCGCCCATGTAGGAAGTTTTGTGAACTCGAGGTTAGCCATTGCTTGACGATTATCAATCTTTACCTTGGAAGGTGAGAAGGCTGGAAGGGCTAACTTAGGAGCAATCTTTTGAATCTGTTTAATTGCATCTTTACCGCCAATATCGATTGAGTTTAGAAGTGAATCTCTAATGCTCTTTTGGTTAGCAATAGTTATGCTTGATAATAAGCGCTCTAAAGTTTCAGGATTCATATTGCGAAGCAAGGACTCAAGTTGCTTCATAGAGATTTTATCTGTGGCTCGCTGAATTGATTGGTACAAAGTACGAGCAAGTTCTTGTTCTTGGGGTGTTAGCGGAACTCGCTTTTCACGCGCCTTAGCAAAATGAATTGCCATCTCTAACCAACTTCAGGGAGTTTCGGAGCCTCAGTTTGTGTAGGAGCAGGAGGTAATTCTTCTTCGCCTGATGTAGTTGGTTCTTCAGGCATTGGAGGAAGTCCTTCGCCTTCAGGCATAGGAGGCATACCAAAATTCTGTCCATCGTGTTCGGCAGGTGGTAATCCAGCCAAGTCGCGTAGATACTCTTCCAACTTAGGGTCAGGAACTATTGCACCTGTTTGTACCAAGTTACCAACAAATCCAGCAATTTCATTCAAATCAACATGGCTTACTTCACCGTATGTTAGATAAGGAGCGCGAGCAACATCCATGCCGTTTAGTTTTAATAAACGAGGAATAGCGTGTTGGTTGATTACTTCAGCAATGTTTTTAGCGATTGAATCAACTGACATCGACCATAAATCCATCTTGGAGGTTCCAAGGGCATAAGAGCCAACTCGGTCAGAGCCTAGGAGAATAAAGTCAGAAAGGATTGACATTGCAATTCTTTGGTCATAGCGCTGGATAACTTTGTCTGTATCAAACTGACGGGAACCGCCTGAAGATAAAAGAACTAAATCAAATACTTTGTGTCCTTGGT